ATAGTCAATAGTACCAGCATCGGAACTTACGATGTTCTTATTACCTAGATCATCATAGTAATATGTTCTTAGTGTTCCGTTTCTTGCTTCTAGAACGGCCTTAGCTGTAGCTTCTACACCACCATCAGGATCGGTGATGGTGACAATAGCACGAGAGTAATTGATACCCTTATTTGTAACGGTGATTGAGTTTACCTTGCCATTAACGATTGTAGCCTCGGCAGTGGCACCAGTACCGTCACCTGTGATAGTGACATAGGTTGATGTTGTGTAATCTCTACCTGGTGTAATCAACTCAATGGAGTCAACACCTGTGAATGAATTTGGTACTTCTTCATAGAATACGTTACGAGAGATAAGGCTGCTATCTAGAACGGTAATCTGTGGGAAAGAGTATAGCTTATCGGTAAATGTACCTCTTTCAATAGTGGTCTTAAAGTCGTAATAATATTTTCTTTGCTGGGCCTTATCGATCTTCTGACGGCTCTGTAGATAAATTCTAAGATCAGAACCAGTGATTGAACTGTCGGCCTTTTCAATATATGACTGTAGCTTTGACTTCTTAAAGGTTGAACGATAGGTATTCAACTCGGCATCCGCATAGTCATAGGCGGCCTGCTTAACGAGATTCAATATTTCCGTTGATGCCTTAGTGGTCAATGATGGGTTGTAATAGACCTTACCACGAACAGTCACGAAGATATATTCTGGGTCAACGATTACTGGTGTAACCGTGATGACGTTTCTTTCAGCGACCAGATTATTCTTGATATTCTCTTTTTCAAGGTTTGTTAGTGTATAATAACCTTTAGTCTTAAGAGAGATATAAACTTTTCCGTAAACTGGTGGGTCGTTCTCCTCACCACCCCAGATAGAAACGGCGTCAATATTTGGATAGTCTTTAGTGATTAGTGTTTCATAATCACGGACTGTAACGCAGCGGTTCTGGGCTGTATAATACTGTGGGGCTCTTAGTCTGATACGGTCAATATCTTCCTTATCTGAACCACCTGATGAACTCTCTACAGTGGTAACTCTAACATTACCAGTAAAAGCTGAGGCGATTGGTTCGATAAAGTTAAACTTAGATACGGCATTACCATCTGTGCCTTGTGTATCAACATAAGTGGCAATAACGATATTACCGACCTTTGGACGATAACCAAGAACATTGTCACCAAACTGAATGGTATAGTTTAGGTTCTCGTTTTCTTCCACAAAGTAGATACGGCTATTGGCTGTAACCTCGGTGATATCAGTAGAAAGAATATATTCTTCTGTATATGAGTTAGCTGATGATTCCTGCACCGTGACGGTTAGAGTATGTGTATCGATATTGGCTGATGGTAATTCGAAACGAGCGGTCTTATTATTAGCAGACATAGAAAACTGCTGGGTGATTACCTCACCTTGAATGATACGGACATTTGGTAGATAGTATGAACCGTTTGACTTATGTGCGGTATTAGCATTGACTGTGACGAATGGATAGTTGGTGCCTTCAATATCAGCACCAAGTAGTCTGGTATACTTGTCAATGGTGATATAGTCGATTGTCTGGCTTTCCGTTGATGTTGGTGTAATGCGAACATTCACCTTGGCAGCGGCAGCATGTTTAGAGGTTGGCACATAGTTGATCAACTTGGCCTGTGATAGAATATTCTGACGAACCTGTGCGGTGTCAAGGAATGCCTCGTTAGCCACCATATTCAGATAGTATGAATTGTAATAGGTGTTATAAGCCAAAATGTCCAATAGAACAGAAAGACCAGAACCCTCAAAGTTATAGTCGGTGAACTCTGACTGGCTATTAAGATAGGTCTTTAGATTGTTTCTGATAGAGTTAAAGTCTAACTCCGAAACTCTGAGGGTTGTATTTGCTCTTGACATTGCTTTTAACGAATCCTCTCAAGGAATAGATTGAAGGTAGCAGGTGTTTCTGTATTGACCACGATATATTGGACTTCTACACCAAAGCCATTGTTATCATAATCGACCGTAACTGTAACTTTGATTAGTCTTGCTCTAGGCTCGAAATTATTTATTAGACGAATAATGGCATCTTCAATAAGTGCCGCTGTCATAACATCTACGTTATCGAACAGCAATCTTGTTACATCCGAACCTATGCTGGATTTAAATGGTCTCTCGTAAAAGTTGGTAAAGATAAGATTGCGGATGGATCTTTTGACCGCATCCGTTCCCTTCTTTTTGTTAATATCACCAGTGATTGGATTGATTTGAAAATCCAAATCAAGATCAGAATAGTCTGGCTGTCTGCTGATGTTAATCTGTGCCATTTTAGTCCTTTAGCATTTATATTATTTATGCCCAGTTATCCGCTTCGCTTCTGCCTGCTGGTCTATCTGGTGCATGAACACCACGAGATGTACCAGTTTTTTCTTCTGGATCAGTGAATGAACCAAAGTCAAATGGTATCTGTAGACTAATAGCGGACATAGCCTGTGAAATGCCACCATTAAGATTGAGTGCCGTAGGTCCATCAACGTTAGTAATACTATCACCTTTGACATTAACAGTGGCACCAGTAACGTGTGAGGTTGTGGCACCGTGGAGACTTGCTCTACCACCAGAACGAAGGTCAAGATCGGTGCCTGTGGTGACCTCGGCGCTTTGTGTAGCGGTTACACTATAATTAAGTCCACGAGTTTTAACACCGCCTGCCGTTGCTGACATTTCAATATTACCTGCGGCAGCCTCGTGACCAATATCACCTTGAGTAGCGGTCACTTTATAGTTGCCGCTTTCTGTGGTGTGGTTCATATCTTCTTTTGATTTGAACTCCATCTTACCTTGTTTGGTTCTCATACGAATATTACCGTCAGAACCATCGGCAGTCACATTGACCGAGCCGTCTTTGGTAGATGAATAGAAACCACCCTTTTCGATGTTACTGGTAATATCACCTTCATTAACAGCCATATTAATACCAGCCGCACCACCAATATGAACCTGATCGGACTGTGAAGCAAATGTGGATGAACCTTTAGAGACATAAGCAATAGCACCACGGGCGATCTTGGCGGATGAACCCATTAGCTTTTTATTCTCGTTACGGGCCTGTGTATCAATATTACCAAGAATTTGTCTGTTATGGTTTCTGGCAGTTAGATTAAAATTACCTAATACGGTGAGGTTATAATCCTTCTGGCAGGTGACGTTATAATCGCCATATACACGGAATGAGGCATCACCTTTGACTGTGATATCTTGAGCACCAGATATGGTAACTCTATTCTCACCAAAAGTAATCTCATATTTACCGTTATGTGCGGTGACATGCATAGAACCGTCTGGTGCCATCTGAATAGCGGTACCAGAACGGTGCTGTAGAGTAACAGTCTCACCGCCTTTGGTATCATCTAACTGTAGCGTATGACCTGATCTAGTCTTCCATGAGAAGTAATCAGGATATGAACCAGCGGTCTTGGCTTTACGAGCGTCAGACTTGTGAGGTTGCTTCCACTTCTTAGGTGATTGCTTCTTTGGTTCTTCATTAAATGAAACACCAGCATCTATATTAGAACCGTCTGTATTACTCATTTGTTCCTCTTACATTGTGCCTACGGTAAAATTACCTTGACCAACAGCATCGCCATTAGTTTCAAGATCATCCTTTTTCAATAGACTCTTATCAACTGGATTACCACCTTTAACGGTCTTTTCCACAATCTGTGACATATTCTGAGTGTCACCAGATGTATTTAATTTCTCGTGCATTTTCTTGGCATCGTTTTCTTGTTCTCGTGTCATACGCTTCCACAATTCTTTCATTGTACCAGCGGCTTCACCAAACATATTCTGGCTCATACCCTGTGCCAGACCTTCAATCTGACCTAATAGACCTTGAGCCTGACCGATAACCTGACCAGCATCGGTTGTTCCGCCTTTAGAACCACCAGATGGAATACCAGAGGCACCTGTAGTTGCTGGGTCAATAAAGCCTAAGCTGGCACCTGTAGCGTTCACCGAATAGAAAACGTCGGTCGTGCTATTACCATCGAAGAAACCTAGAGCAGGAGAACCAGTATTACTGGTCATAGTATTGGCAAATTCCATCTCGGCATTTGCATCTTCATAGCCATAAGTAATAACGACATTACCATTAACATCGATTTTCTGTAATGCTACGCCCCAGGCAGTCTCGATCTCATTAATTACTGGCTCAATTTTGTCCTGTCCAAATAGATCGGTGTCCCATTGCAGACGATTAAGAACATACATCAACTCGCTTAGTGAGGTGACCTGACTTAGTAATTCTTGTGCGTTCTTAAGATATGTGTCCTCATGAACCACATCACCAGTCATAAAGGCTACACCGTCATTAGCCTCATATCCTTGCAATAATAGAGAAAGAGAATTGACGGCTGACTTCATTGGTGTAGTCAAGCCTTCCATAATAGTATAGAGAGGTGTATCTGGTGGAGCCTCGGTAGCAAATATAATATTATCACCTAGACCGCCACCGTAACCAGCACCACCCGCACCCGTATTGGCACCTGGAGGTGTATATGCCTGGCCTGGCTGAGCACCAGATAATAGAGAAGAACCAGCACCAAAGCCACCTGCTCCACCACCGCCACCTTTATTACCAGCAAGACCTTGTATCATCTGGCCAAGTGACATGACCTGACCCATCATTTGCTGCATTTGCTGGACGCCGATCATACCGTCATTGGTCTGTTTAGCGGTTGGCACATTGGTGATTTCAGGTAATCTAAAACCAGCCATATCAAATAAGGCGCCGTGAATAGGTAATCCTTCTAGCAGATCAAGCGAATGTTGCTGTCCTTTTTCCTTAATCTTACGGATTTTAACGCCATTCTCCTCGACCTCTTGAATGTCGGGTGCTACATTGACATCTCTGGTCGTTTGAGTGAACTGGGAGACCGTCTCCGCTGATCCTAAGCGGCCTCCACCGCCACCGTTCTGACCACCTTTTCTTACCGTATTAGACTGGCCTAGAATAATTCCGCCTAACTCACCTAGCTGCTTAAGGACAATGACAGGTGTTCCGGGATCTAATGCACCTGGAAATGCCTGCTGCATAAAGCCAGTTGGTGAGTTGAGCATTGGTGACAATATCGGATCATCTTCATTCACGCCTCGGCCGTAGTTAATAGGATCATAAAAGCCTTGATTACCTGACTGGCTCTTATCATCTTTCTGTGGAGTGGTGACCGCTACGGACCATGTTGTATCTGGACCTGCAATACCTTTCATACTTTAAACTCCCGCTTTACCTAATGTGTTAGCAATACAGTCAAGATTGGTGACAGCAAAGCCACCGAATTGAATATTGTGTGTGAGATGTGCCACGATATATTCACCTGTACCATATACTCTCATGGACTCATCATAGCGGTTATTCCAGTTGAACATAATCTTGTCACCAGCATGTAGCGTTGGTGTCCATGGTATGGTAATTCTGAGGGCAATCTTATCCCTATCTAGCAGAGCCATTCTGGCTTGTCTAAGATGTAAATACTTTTCTACACCTGTTTCACAACTCTTATGTTGCTCGGCGGTACCAAGATTGGTTAATGAGAACAGTTTATTGGCAATGCTGAGACCTTGACCAACCGCATCGGCTACACCGTTAGAGAGGTTCATGGTTCTAGTCTGGTTCATTACCTGACCGTCACAGCTAATACCGTTTAGAATATCAGTGAGAGCATCAAAGTCACATGGGAAATTAAATGACAATGCTCTATTATATCTGGTATTAATAGGGTCAGAAAAGCCCTGTCTACCAGTGATAGCGGTATCGGATGCATATATCTGATACGGAGCGGCCTTACTAAGTTTGGTGAGTGACTTAAAATGGTGTATGCTCTTACCAGTGGTATGATCAATCGTCATATAGTGAACAAACGATGGATCTGATCCGTTATGCAAAGCCACATTGGCCTGCTGCTGAATAACCTGTAATGGGTGAATAGACTCGGCCACATATGGACGTGCAGGACCAGCCTGGTCTACATCGATATCGGTGGCTTTAATCTTATTAAGAGCCTCTTTAACAACAGCCGATGGTGTTGAACATTTCCATGATTTTTCCCATACTGTCTCGGCATCTTTAAGAATAGACTCATCGATGGCGTGCAGAGTTAATTCTTCCACCTGACCGGTGTTGGTAGAAGCAAAGCGACGATTATCACAACGATAAATCTTCTGGCTCACCTTCATGGTTCTA